AGCGGGATCGACATTTTGTGCGGGTTAGAATGTCAATTAGGGGCAAACCCCTATGGCCTGTGCAAGTTTTTGCCAGTAACTGAATGTAGCTTCAATGTGACACTGGCTGTCAACGAAAGGAAAGAAGATGCCTGGTCCGGTACCTAAGCGTCCCGAAGAGCGCGTGCGCCGTCATGAGGACGTCGTACCTACAGATAAGGTAGAGGCGTTCGGGGAAGTAATTGTCCCACCGCTCAATCTACCGTTTGACCCTCACCCAATGGTGGTCGATTTCTACGACGGGCTAATTAACAGTGCTCAGGCTACGCTTTACGAGCCGAGTGACTGGGAGTATGCGCGCGTCGTATGTTTCATGCTGCAAACACTCGTGACCTCTAACAAGCCATCCTCTGAAATGTACAAGGCATGGCAGACTGCAACAAGTAATCTTCTCGTTACAGAGGGTGATCGCCGCCGTCTTCGCATTGAGATTGCACGCAAGGCCGTCACTGACAAGGTCGACGATGCCAGCGAGGCTCTCATTTTGCAGTTCAAGGAGCGCATGGAGGGTGCGATCAAGTCACGCGCTGAGGCATGAGTTGGAACACCTCGAATCGCCGTTCCCGACTTCCTGCTGATTGGTTCACGGCAATCAGGCCACACATCCTGGCCCGTGATCCAATCTGCAAACTACGCTACCACGGTTGCACGAGGAAGTCAACCCAGGTCGACCATATTCGACGTGGCGATGATCATAGTTATCAGAACTTACAAGGTGTGTGCGCGCATTGCCACGCCATCAAAAGCGCTCGTGAAGGGCGCCAGGCACAGTTGACCAGGAGTCAGCGCCGACTACGCCCCCAGGAGAGGCATCCCCGTGACGGACTCATTGCGTCTCGCCCCGACGAGCGAAGTAACACAAACGACCCTACCTGACGGTCTTCCTGACAAGACGTTGGGTTGGTACATTTTGGCGTGGGCATTTAAGTTCCTACGTCAGCCTGACGGCCCTGACGCTGGTGAGCCATTTTTGTTCACAGACGAACAGATGCGTCTCATCCTATGGTGGTACGCGATTGACGACAAGGGTCGTTTCCTATTCAACAGTGGTGTGATTAGGCGTATGAAGGGCTGGGGTAAGGACCCCCTTGCCGCCGCCATGTGTCTTATCGAGCTGTGCGCTCCCACTGCCTTCTCTCATTGGGACAAGGACGGGAACCCTGTCGGTAAGCCTCAGCCTGCGCCGTGGATTCAGGTGGCTGCTGTTTCTCGTGATCAGACACGAAACACTTTCACGTTGTTCCCAACGATGGTGTCACGCGACCTGATCGAGACTTATGGACTTGACATTCACAAGGAAATCATTCACAAGAAGAATGGTGGGCGTATTGAGGCTGTGACCTCATCCCCGAAGTCCCTTGAGGGTGGTCGTTCTCATTTTGTTATCATGAATGAGACGCAGTTTTGGTTGGAGAACAATAATGGGCATGAGATGGCCGGTGCTATTCAGGGTAACGTTGCTAAGGGACGCGGTGGTAGTTTCCGTAGGCTCTCGATTTGCAACGCGCACCGTCCTGGTGAAGAGTCAATTGCTGAGCAGGATTATGAGGCGTTCGAAAAGATTGTCGGCGGCCAGGTCAACTTCAGTAAGTTTTTCTATGACGCACTTGAAGCACCCGCCGACACCAACATGGAAGAGTACGAGTCGCTACAGAGGGGACTCACGGTAGCCCGTGGTGACTCTACGTGGTTGGACGTCCCACGTCTTATCGAAGAGATTGCCGACCCTCGCACCGTGCGCTCGGAAGCGCGCCGTAAGTACTTGAATCAAATCGTTGCTGCTGAGGACGCTTGGATCGCTCCGTGGGAGTGGGATCAGTGCGCTGTCCCGGCCATGAAGCTTCGTCCTGGTGAGCAGATTACTTTGGGGTTTGACGGTTCACGTGGTCGAGACCATACGGCTCTTTGCGCGTGCCGTGTTGAAGATGGCGCCATTTTCTTGTTGGAGGTCTGGAACCCTGAAAGTTACCCTGACAAGAAGATCCCTACAGTTGCAGTTGATAAGGCCGTCAGGCGTGCATTTGACCTGTACGATGTAGTCTCATTCCGTGCTGACGTGAAGGAATTTGAGTCGTATATCGACCAGTGGGCTGCGGACTTCCGTAAGCAACTTGTCGTGAAGGCCAGTGCTGGACATTTGATTGCTTACGATATGCGTTCGAAGGCAAAGCGCGAATTCCTGTTGGAATGTGAGCGTTTTCGTGACGCTGTTATCGAGGGCAACCTACGTCACGATGGTAATAAGATTTTGAGGCAGCACATTCTTAACGCACGTCAGCGCCCAAGCGACACGTACGACATGATCGGTATTGGTAAGGAATCGAAGGATTCACCTCGAAAGATCGATGCTGCTGTTACTGCCGTGCTTGCCTTTGGCGCGCGACAGGAATACCTAAAGACCAAGTACAACCGTAAGAAGAGCCTGGAGATTATCTGATGCCGACAGTCAAGGACTGCATTGAGCAGGCACGTGAAAATCTCGGGCGCGATCGTAACAAGCTGGCTGCCGATTCTAGGTATTATGAGGCCGACCTAACGCTTGACCGAACAGGGCACCCCCTACGTGGAGAACTGCCCAATTTGTCGGCAAGCGTAGGTTGGTCTCGCCTATACCTTGACTCGTTGGTTGAGCGTTTGTCGATCGTGGGTTTCCGCGCCCCTGGCGCCTCGGAAACTAATGATGATTTGCAGGCTTGGTGGAAGGCAAATGACCTTGACCAGGAGTCTCAGATCTCGTTCCTTGAGACATTCATTCATGGTCGCTCATTCATTTCTGTTTCCGCCCCCACCGACGAGGACATTCTTTTCGGACACCCTGCTGATGCGCCTATGATTCGTGTCGAAAGCCCGAAGAACATGTGGGTAGAGATCGATCAGAGGACGCGCCGTGTCCTATGGGCCGTCCGCTTTTACCTTGACCCTGAGTCTGAGAAGCTGGGATTGGACCAGGAACAGCAAAGTTACACTGTGTATTTGCCTGATCGCACCGTATACGCTGAGGACGCAAAGGGTGGCCGTATTCGTGTCACAGATGAAGATGTGCACGATCTCGGAATTGTCCCTATCATCCCGTCGTTGAACCGTGAGAGGATTAGCGATAGGTACGGGCGTTCGGAGATCATCCCTGAGTTGCGCTCATTGCAGGATCGTGCAACGCAGGTTGCGCAGAACATGAGCATGGCCGCTGATTTGATGGCTGTTCCTCAGCGCCTTTTGTTTGGTGTTGAGAAGGAAGCAATCACGCAGAATCAGGATCCGGCTGCGCAGTACAAGGCGTATATGGCCGGTATCTTGGCGTTCGAAGATGAGAATGCTAAGGCAACACAGTTCACCGCTGCTGAGCTGAGCAACTACACTGGCGTATTGCAGGAGCTGGCCAAGGAAGCCGCTTCGTATACAGGTCTGCCGCCACAGTACCTTTCATTCTCATCTCAGACCCCAGCATCAGCTGAGGCCATTCGCTCAGCGGAGTCACGCTTGGTGAAGAAGGCTGAGCTGAAGGGTGCGATGTTCGGCAATGTGTGGGAGCGCGTCATGGTCGTGGCTTGCCTTGTGATGCAGGGCTCTGTGCCTGATGAGGTACGCATGTGCGAGGCCATCTTGACAGACCCATCGACACCGACGTATGCTGCTAAGGCAGATGCAGCGGTGAAGTTGACAGGTGGAAAGCCTGTCATCCCGGTTCAGCAGGCGCGACGTGATATGCGTTACACTCCTGCTGAGTTGGAGCAGATGGAGTTGTGGGATGCTCAGGAGAAGACCGAGTACATCGGGGCGCTTCTTGGCACATCACCTTCGCCTACTTTCCCAATGCAGACTACGTCGGCAACAAAGGCCGTGGACCCTGAGGCAGCTCAGCGTGTACAGGCTCAGGCACAACAGCAGAGGAGTCAGAACACAAATGACAGCACAGCTTGATCCATGGGAGCTTGAGGCTCCTGCGGAAGTGGAAGTCGACGACGTGTGGGACGCTCCGTTGGGAGCAGCATGTAACCTCGGTGACACTGAGTGTGAGGCTTGTCAGTAGGGTTGACAGGTGGTTGCACGTGATGTAGAATAGATGCGAGTGGTTGGTGTAATGGTAGCACGACAGCTTCCAACCCTGTCGGCACGGGTTCGATTCCTGTACTACTTGCTTAGAAGTGACATACGGTTTACACGTCTCCCGGCTCCAAAAAGACGTGTTGGTGTCCCTGTGGTGTAACTGGCAGCACGTCAGACTCTCAATCTGGCGGTCGGGGTTCGAGTCCCCGTAGGGGTACAATTTCGTGCTTTAAGTCAACCAAGCAAAGCACGTGGTCTTGACAAACGCCTGAGTTTGCTGTAGAATCGTAGGTATGAACAGCATGGTCTTGCTCTCGTGGCTAAGCGGCTAAGGCAACACCTTGTCACGGTGGAGAACGCGGGTTCGAGTCCCGTCGGGAGCGCTTTGCTTTAGGATGGCAAACGTGGGTCTGCTGACGCTCACGTAAAAAGCACCGTTCAGGTGTGTCAGCTTCAATGGGCTATGGTGTAAACGGCGAACATCTCTGACTGTTAATCAGAGGTTCTAGGTTCGAATCCTGGTGGCTCAGCTTACGAAAGGGAAATGATGGCAAAGTTGTTTGGAATCGTTCGACCACAGGCTGTTTGGGCTGTGGTGTGGGACGGTGACAACATCGCCGAGATTAAGGATAACTTTGGCCCTGACATGGCGCCATATTTCTTCGTTAATGAAGAGAATGGCAATTTGTGTTATGGGTTGGATGTCGAGCAGTCAAATCAGTATGAGTTGGGTACATTGATCACTAACCTTGGCGGGTTGATGGGTATGTCTCAGGAGTCATGGGATATGCAGTATTCGACAGTTGACAGCGCGACTCGTTTGAAGTATGATGTAACAGAGGATGCGCAAACAGTGGCTTCGTTCACTGCTAAGCGTTCTTGATTGCGGTGTAGAGCAGCGGTAGCTCGGCAGCCTCATAAGCTGACAGGTCGGTGGTTCGAATCCACCCACCGCAACGTTCACGTTAGCTCAATGGTAGAGCACCAGGCTGTGACCCTGGAGACGCGGGATCGATACCCGTACGTGTCCCCACGTGCCTTAGCTCATCTGGTTAGAGCGTCCGTCTGATACACGGGAGGTACCAGGTTCAAGACCTGGAGGCACGACTACCCACGACGGTGGGTCTTGTAGCTAACGTGGTTGCAAGCGCTGTTAGCACCCTCAGCGACATCAAAATGGGTACAAACTCTGATAGCTCAGTGGAAGAGCACTTGGCCTACACCCAAGGTGCCGGGGGTTCGAATCCCTCTCAGAGTACGCTGACGGTGCGGGCGGTTTGTTCGTTTCTCCCCCTCCGTAGTCGAACAGATGAGAAACGATCGTATGGGGATCTAGCTCATTTCGGTAGAGCACCTGCCTTGCAAGCAGGAGGTGACGGGTTCGAAACCCGTGTTCTCCACGCTATAGCGTTGCGCGCTCGGAGGCGCGTAATTCCGTCTGGTGAAGGTCAACCTTCGCGCGAGACGTTTAACGGAGTGTGGGGCAGTTGGTAGCCTACTCGCCTTGGAAGCGAGATGTCGCTGGTTCGAGTCCAGCCATTCCGACATAGAGTATAACATACATGGACATCAACGAATACGCCGCAGCCAAGCAGGGAATCCTATCCCGCATGGTTGCGGCGTTGTTGCATGTCTTCCAGCAGTTTATGCGTGGGTACATGTCGGCACGCGATTGGGATGCGGCGATGCATGTGACCTATCGCGTTATGAAGCCGTATCGTGACCAGGCAACTGACCTTGCACGTCGTTTCTATGACGATAACAGGGCTGAACAGACCGGTGACGACACTCGGCATGACATCTTCAAGGACGACTACTTCCCTGAGACGTGGTACAGGCAGACCATGCGTCCTGTCTTTCAGCACGCTCAGCAGAATCGTACAGCTGAAGATCTCGTTGAGGAGTCAGTAGCC